TAAAGGCATTTCCGCAGCTGGTCGATGTCGGACCGCTGTTGCTCAATCTGCCAGGCGGCGGCTTTCATAGCAATATCTGCTTTAGTGATAGCGGCGGACAGGGCTTGCATTTGGTCGTTCATTGTCGGGACCTTTCGGTTGTCGGGTAATCAGGACTATACACAACAGGTGCGCCTAAGTAACGCATACGTCGACGGTCTCCCTCAGTTGTGTTAGCCCATAGGCCCTGCAACGCTTTGTCAGGAAACGACATAGCAAAATCTAGGCATTGGTTAAACACCAGACAGGAATCGCAAAACGGTTTAATCATTTTTCGGGCTAAAGCCGATTCTGTGCCGTCAGCAGGGAAAAATAGGTTGGTTTGTAAACCACGGCAGTTTGCGTATTGTTGCCAGTCGGGGCGGTCAACGTCAAACATTAGGTCAGCACAACCGCCAGGGTTGCCACCCGCATTGCCCTTTAGCTTCACGTCCAGAATATAGCAACCATGCCCAATGCAAATTGGTATGCGGGTCAAACATGTCGTCAGGCGTCAAACCCATGTCCGCCCACCATTTGTGGTGTGCAAACCAGTTGGCTTGGATAAGGCCGTAGTCCGCACACGGGCGTCCAGAATCGCTTGTGCTGCACGCTGTAGGTTCGCACCTACTTTCACGCCACATAATGAAAGACAGCGTTTTAAGCGTTTTAACGTCGTTGGGCCACCCTGCGTTTACAGCTGTCAAAAAGTATTGAGCGCACGGCAAATTGCGTAATTCCTCAGCAAAGACAACAGGCGCAACCGTTGTCGTCGTGGTCGTTATAAGCGGCGGGTACAGCTGGCCCACAACCTGACTAGGTGTATACATTTGCACAGTAATTCGGGGGCTGGTTTGCACAACAGGCGACAACTTTACAGGGTCATTGCTAAACCCTGTCGCCACAATCCAGCACATAAGCCAAGTCAGTAGGGCTAAAACTATAAAGCGTTTTACGTTCATTTTGTGTCCTTTAGTCGGGGTAAGGTCGGGTTATGTCTACCGATTAGGTGCGATAAAGTCAAGGACCCTTGAAAATGGTTTTGAACGCATGGTGGACAATGTCTGGATGGTCAGCCAGTAGCGGGCTTATCTCGACGTGTACCCAGGTTCCGCCTTTGCTGCCAATCGTGTTTTTTTCGTAGATTAGCCAGGCGTCCCGACTTGACCGATAGCCAGCACCAAACCCAAACCGTGACGGCTTATATGTGTTGGCGTAATCGTGTATTTCCTCTATACCAAGGATGTCCCTGTGCGTATACAGAAAGTCAATTAGTTCGTAGCGTTGCTTGACTGTGCCGGATAGGTCTACGGCCCGCCAGGTGGCGTGTACGGACAAAACAGGCGTTTTGCTAGGGCTGCCTTTGACGGGACGGTTGGCGTAGATTCCTAAACTGGTGACACCAAACAGGTAGCAGCAATAGTCGTTGAATACGGTTGTGCCTTTACGCTCGACAGGGTGCGGGCCGTCTTTGTTTCCCGTGTACGGCCTAATCGCCATTGTTGCGTGGCCCAAATATCTTTGGCGATTCCTTGCCTGTTCTGCCAGCGACGCCGTTGCCTAAACCGTAAAACACAATAGCCGAAATAATAGGTAAGCCAGCTGATTCGTCAATGCTGTTGATTCCTAAAAGGATTGTGATACATACGAGCGCCAACATAAGTATTGCTGCTTTCGGCACGTTAGTTATGTTCACAATTCAGGGTCCGTTTCAGGTGGGTCAGGCGGTGGGTCAGGTAAATCCTCAATCAACACAATATTATTGTTTGGCTTTGTGTGGTCGTATCCACCTTCGCCGTAAGTAATGCGAATCATGTTGACCGCAAAACACAATTAGGGCCTGCAATTACGGATGCCAATGTGCCAGCAGTAGCAAAAGCGCCAGTCACGCCTGTTTCTGTCCATGCACCAGCGTCGCCAGTAAAACCTACTGTTGAAACATGATAGCCGGGAATTAAAGAAGTGCTTGCGGAACCTGCTGGCCCCTGATATGTAGACGTTGTTGCCGCTGTTTGCATATTAAACGCTAACCAATAAGCGCCAGCGCTTAAACTTTGCGAAATGGTTATTTGGTAAACTGTGCTTGCTGCTGTGCTGGCAACTGTGCCAGCGTCAAGCACAACAGTCGTAGGTTTACCTGTAGTTGAATCATTGTTATAGATTCCCAAACGCACAGACCCAGTTCCCGAATAAGTAGTTGACGTTTGTATTGCGATACGGTCAAAAGTTTTAGTTAGCGTCACTTGAAACGGCATATAAACAGTAGTTGAAACCGTCGCTGTGTTAGCAAAACTGCCGCCTAACCCTTTGTAATACTGACCTGAAACAAAACCAAAAGAAACTTGTGAACCTGTAGCACCTTGACTACCCTGTGCGCCAGCCGTACCCTGTGCGCCTGTAGCGCCCTGTGCGCCAGCGGCGCCTTGACTACCAGTTGCGCCTTGTGAACCTGTAGAACCCTGTGAACCTTGGCTACCTTGTGGCCCCGTATTAGCGGCAGCAACCACATACGCTGTAGTCGCTATCTGCGTCGTATTCGTCAAAGGTGCAGCTGTGGGCGCTGTAGGAACACCCGTAAATTGTGGGCCAGCAAGTCGAGCAAGGACCGGCACAGCAGTAGTGCCAATCTGGGTTTCTATGGCTTCTACAGCGTCGTTCAAATTAGTGTGCTGGCTGGCGTGCGGAACTGTAGCGCTATCTAAAGGGTCAGCAGCAACAGGGTTCGTCAAGACATCTATAGAAGTAGGAAAGTTAGTGCTCACCAGTTACCGCCGTTGTAGTTCGTGTTCCCATTGTACACAAACTCAGTATCGTTGTATATAACTTCAAAAGCGTAGTAACTGAAAGGGCTGGTTGTCATAATAAAAAAAGTCCCCACGTTTGTTATTTGTATTTGTAGCCCTTGGACTATCTGCAATGTTGTCGTATCTGTAACGTCGCCCGGTACACGATATTCCAAGTTAATTACTGGCAACTGGTAAAAAATTGCTTCCATAAACCTAAAAAGGTTGTCGGTCAAACTGTCAAAAGTTATGACAAAATTTAAGGTTGTCGGGTCTGACCGTGTGCTACTAATCCAACTAGCAAGACCTAACGCTTGACTTGAATTGTAGTCAACGGTTGCCAAAGTTTGCCCGTAGACGCCGTACAGGGCAACGCTGGCGCTATCGGTTGCTGTTTGTGCGGTTGCGACAGGCGGGATAACTGAACATTTGTTTACAAAATTTGTGCCTAATTGTATGCGTTCAATGTTGCTGTAACCAACGTTGTAACCGCTTGACGTACCTCGACGAAAAGTTATTGTTGCAGGTAACAGGTCTTGCATATTAGACCGTGAAATTAGTCCGCAATCCTCAGCAAATAAACCTAGCCAGCCTTGTTCCGTAACAAGGTTTTGGTTAAGCCGATTAAGGATTGACCCTGTATATGTGTCACCGATGGCAATACTGTCGCCGTTGCCCGTCAAAACAAAGTCTGAACCTGTAGGAAGCAGGCTGTTAAATTCAGCATTTATTTGTTCTAAAGTTTCTGCTTGTGCCAAAGAATCGTTGACGACGTTGATACGGCCCATTATGCCCAATAGGTCGTTACAAATAATGGTTGCTGTTGACGCTAACCCTGTACCGGGCATGTCGTTAAACAGGATTTCTTTTACCCAAAAGATTTGGTAGAAACCGTCTGTGTTGGCTTTGATTTGGTCGTTAAGCGTGAACCCTGCCGCTTGGTCGGTTTGGTTGCGGATAGTGAAAGTCAACCCGCCTGGGCTGTATTGGTCGTCTTGTGTCGCTCGACCTTTGACAATGTTTGCGGACTGCACTTCGTCAGTAAAATCTACGGTTGTCGTTTCGTTTGTAAACGTCCAAGCGTGGGCCATTAGAACGCCCTAGTATTTAGCGGTACAGCCCCAATAGAACGGTTGTATTGTTGTAGCGCCCTGACGACTGCTTGCGGGTCAGCACCTGTGTTAATCGTAATGTAGTTAGTGCCACCGGCACCAGCGTTACGGCCCGTAAGCGGTATCACAGCTTCGGGACCTTTTTCACCAATCATCGCCAAAGTTGGGCTTGTCACAATGCCGCCGTCAGCAAGATACGGGATATCGGGCATGCTGAAACCTTTACCGCCAATACCTGGAACCCAGCTAGGAATCTCAAAACTAAACTTGCCTATGGTGTTGTTCCACGCTCTAGCAATACCGTTGAACGCTGCTTTAAACGGTGATATTAAAGCGTCTACAACGCCGTCCATAATGTTGTCGACGCCTTTAACTAACTGTTTAATGACGCCCCACACGTCGTTTCTAAAGAATTGGAATACGTCTACGGCGGCGTCAAGAAAGTATTTGACCTTATCGTAAAAACCTTTAATGAACGCGACACCAAAACCGACAGCGGAAGCAACAGCGCCGAAAACTGTGTCAACTACATTGCGGAAAGTTTCAAATTTCTTGTATGCGGCGACAACAGCGACACCTAAAGCAACAATGCCGACAGTAATAAACACCGCAGGGTTTAAAGCCATAGCAGCATTAACGGCAAGAATACTGATAGCCAAAATACCCATGCCTGCGACGACAGCCGCTAACAGGTTTGGGTTTGCTTCAGCCCATGTTGAAAACTTTTGTATGACTGGCAACAATTTTTCAAAGACAGGTAGAAACGCTGCACCTATGGATTCTTTAGTTTCACCAAAAGCGATACCTAACTTTTTCATACCGCCAGCAGCAGTACCGGCGGCTGCTTCGCCAGCGCCACCAAAGTTAGTTGTCAAAACACCCATGACGGTTTCAAGGTCTGCGCCGTCTTTAATCATTAGTTTAAGTTCAGGCGACAACGCTTGCAGGCCACGCATGTTTCCTGCGTACGCTTTAGCCAGGGCGTCGGAAACAGACGCAAGGTCTTTACCTGTCGCAGCGCTTACGTCTACGGCAAGGTTCAAAAGGTCCTGGGCAATAGTCAAGTCTTTAGTGGCGACAACTAACGCTTGGAACGCTGGTCGGGCTTCGTCGTCCGATATAGCAACGGACCTACCTAGGCTGGATATGTAGTCCTCGACGCCTTGTATCTGTGCAGTTGTCGCGCCAGTTGACGCTTCAATTTGGCGTGCCAGGCTGGCTTGTGCGGCTTCGTCCTCAATGGCGGCTTTGACGGCCTGACCAATAACAGCAACGACAGCACCCAAAGCGGCAGCTGCAGGGACAGCGGCTTTCTTAATAGCAAATTGGGCTTTCTCACCAGCGGTTTCTAGTTCGCCAAATTCTTTCATCGCCTGTTTAATACCGGTGTCTTTGAATTCGGTAATAAGTGGGATTGTTATGCCAGCCATGGCTAGTACCTTAGTCTTTTGTTTGTTTCTTGTGCGACGGTTTCCACCAGTTCGGCAAGGTTCCTTGTGACTGCGTCCTGGTTGGCTAAAGCAGCGGGCCACATACTGCGGGACGCTCGACCGTAACGGTCTAACTGCCTAGACAAATCGCTTGCATTGCTACGGCCTGCGATGTCGTAGATACTGCCCCACGGGTCTTTTTGGACGACAGACAAAAACGCTGTTTTGCTTGGCTTAATGGAAACTTTGATTCCCGTCTTAGCTTTGGCTGTTGACCAGACGATAGGCCGTCCCCTTTTTTTGCCCCATACACGCAACATGCCGGATAGCGGCGCTGACCCCTGGTTAACGTTTTGTTTGGCAGCGTCAACGATAGGCGCTAAAGCAGTTTTGGCAGACTTCTTAAATTCCTTAAAAATTTCGGGTTCAGTTTGGCGTAGTAATTTGACAGCGTCACGGATACCAACGACTTCAGTTTTCAATTCTGCCGTCATTGTTTTTTCCTTTGACTGTTAATTATCTTAGTAACAGTAGCAAGGTCGTTGGTGTCAAATTCTATGTGCGGCGGCCAAAAGCCCGTTTCAATTAGCAGGGACGCTAAAGCGTAACGGTAGTGGCCTTGTCGATAGGGTTTTCAGGTACATCGTCTACGACTTCCAGCAGGACAACCTTTTTAATGAAGTCATCTAAAACGATAGGGACTACAACGCCTATTTGCTGTAGTGCAGTATGCGCTAGAAACGCTAAGTCCTCTAAACCGATACCGTTAGCAATGTTGCTAGCTTTAGTTTTAAAGCGGCGTTCCCACGCGACGATAGTGAAAAGGTTTGTGGTTACTTCCATAGGGCCGTCGCCCTGGTCTACGCGCAACGTTAGTTTCATGTCGGGTCCTTTTGTTAGGGGTTAAAATTAGCTTGTAGCGGTAGTAAGTGTGCCGCCTTGGAACGTCAAAGTGATAGCGCTTAAGTCGCCCAGGCTGGCGTCAATTAAAGGCAGTTCAGCAAGGTAGCAGTTAGCCAAAGTAAACTTAGGTGCTGTCGCTGTAGGCGTTGCTAGACCAGCTGCAGTAGGCGAAATCGTGACCGTCGTTTGGGTGCCGACAAGGGCGGAAAGTGTGGCCCAAGTTTCGCTGGCCGCATAGCTCATAAAAAGTTCTACCTCGAAAGTGTGGTCTGTCATGCCAGTTACATAAAACGAATCGTTGCTGCCAAAAGTAGACGCATTTTGGGCGTCCGTAACATTGGTAAGCGTGGCGCTGGTGCATTGGTCCGTCAAGTTAACGGCGTTAATGGTAAGCGCTGGTTGGGAAAGGTAGGTGCTGGTAGCCATTTTGGTTAGTCCTTTGGTTCGTCGTTTTTGACTTTAGCAGGTTTTCTATTTGTGGTGTCCTCAATGAAACCGCCAGCAATAAGCGCTTCAATGTTGACGCCTTCGTCCGGCACAAACTCGTCGCCTGGTGTACCTAATCTGGGTGAAACTATTTTGTATGTCATGGTGCCGCCTGTGCTTGTAGGGATATATCTAGGTCATAGCAAGGGAAGTCTTGCCCGCCGATAGCCAGCAGGTTTGGGCGTCCGCCAGTAACAGCAACCTTTTTGGCTAACAGCTGTGCGGCGATAGACAGAATATTACGCATGGCGTCTAGGTTGCCTGGCCCTAACGAAATCACTTTGACGGTAAACGACATTTTGACTATTGCCGATGACCAACTATCAAAACTAGGTGCGTCAAGAAAGACACAAGGCGGGTTAATTTTCTGTGGGTCCGTGACAACCCTTAGTCCGCTGATAGTTGCCAAAGTTGTTTCTAGGTCGTCTATGGCTTCGTTAAATAGGTCTGTGTAGACAGTCATTAGGCAACCGCTGGTCGAGGGATACCGGCAAGCTGTTTGATTAGTGGGCTTAGGCCCGTGGACGCTACAGCACCCATAGAATCAAAGGCCGCAAAATCGTTAATGGCGCCCCTTTGTCGATACAGGGCGCCCGCATACATCGTCGTTGCTAGCGTGACATCGGTACCAGGCGAAGTAGTCAAGCTGTCCGTGTAGCCCGATTCTTGACGCCGACGGAAAATAAAGTTGGAAGCGCTTGACGCACATTGCGTTAAAAACGCTGTTTCGTCTACGCCAGCCAAAGCGATTCCTAGCCATGTTGCGACAGCGGGACCTAATACCCAGGTGCAGGTTTCCGTGTAGGTCAATGTTCCTTGCGGGATAAGCGCTGTGCGTTCTGCGTCATCGCCAGC